AATGACTTGGCTATTTGCTCGCCCGGCTTTTATCGGCCTGCGGGCGGCATGAACCCCGAAGTCTTAAAAATCTCACCGTTCACACTTTCGCCTCTGCAAAATCCGCAACAGGATGTAACCTTTCCGCCCATCGGCAATCCGCAGGGCGTGGCGGCTGCGATGAATCTCATTTCGATTTTCGGCATGTGGCAAGACAAGCTGACGATGGTGACCGATCACAGCTTCGGGCAAGTCGCGCCGGGCAGCTCATCGGCGCTGCGCACCACCGGCAACATGGCGCTCGTATCGGGACAGAACGAGGCGCGGCCGGAACGCATTCTGCGCCGCTTCTTCCTGATGCTGACCGGCGTTTGGACTCAAATGCACCGGCTCAATCAATCGTTTCTGCCGAAGGGAAAGCAGTTCCGCATCGCAGGCGTGACGCTGCCGGGTTCCGATCCATATATAAAGGTGCAAGATAGCGCCGCGATCTCGGGCACCTTCCAATTTACCTTCGATGCGAACGTGCTCAACACGTCGAAAGCCTCGCTGCAATCAGCGCTTCAGCAAATCATGGGCGCGCTGTTGACGCCGCTGTTCGTGCAGGCGGGCGTCGTCAAGCCGGATAATATGTACCGGATGGCGCTCGATTACGGCCGGGCCTTCGGGCAGGACATTTCGGCCTATATCTCGACCGCCACACCACAAGCCGACATGCCGCGCATCCTGGCCGAGCAAGCCATCCTGCAAATTATGAATACGCAAATGCCGTTCGGGCTCCCGGCCGAAGCTGGCGGCGTGCAAGAGCATATCGAAAAGATGACGGAATTCGCCAAGTCCGACGAATTCGGCCATTTGCAGCCGGGACAATTGCCGATCTTCAAAACCTACATGCAGCATTTGGGCGTTCTGGCGCAGCAAGAACAACAGCAGCAGCAATTGCAACAGAACGCCGCACAGTTCCAGCAACAGCGAAGCGCTGGGGGAAATGCTGGAAAGCCGGGCGGCGGTGCTCCCCCATCAATTCCGCCGTCCGGCCCACCGCAGCAGCCGCCGCAAATCAGCGGGCCGGGCGAGCTGATGAATGAAAGCCTGCCGGGCGCGGGCGGGGGCGCGAACCAATGAACTACGACAAGGAAGATTTCGACCGCGATAAGAAGCTGCGCGACGCCACGCCTAGGGAAGCCCGGCAAAATCTCACCATGATTCAGCAAGCCGGGCTATCGGCGGAAATGCTGACCGGCGATCCGCATTGGGACAAATATCTCTCTTATTTGCAGGCGGCGTTGAACAGCAATCGCGCGGCGCGTGACTCTTATATGAACGATCTCGCGAATCCGACGCTGGTAAATAATGAAGAAGTCGCCAAACGCCGCATCGCCGTCATGCGGCTGAACGAGCGCATTGAAGTGCTGAATTTCGCCATTACGCTTCCCGGCCATTTGATCCGGCTCGGCGCGGCGGCCGACGTAAAGCTGAAGGCGCTTCCCGAAATCGAGATAGGGCAAAACGATGGAACGGCTGACCGCCTATGAAGAAAAAATCGAAGCGCAAGCCACGCAAGACCTATGCGACGCGCTGGTTCGCGCATGGGGCGGCGTGATGAAGGCGCACGGCGAAGACCCGCACGGCGTTGTTGTAATGGCGGCTGGATTTTCCTTGGCGATCAAGGCAATCGAGAAAGAATTTCCAGCCTTCGGGGCAATCGTCCGCGAGCTGATGAAGAAGGACGCGCCGCCATGAATTTGTCAGAGCCGGTAATCATCGTGCGGGGGGTAGCATGGCAATTGTGCCCCACTGTATTCGAGCGCCTGCGAAAGATGGCGCTTGACAAATTTGAAGTAACCGTGGAACTGAATATGGTGCACGGACAGATACGCAGCTTTATCATCAGAGAGCGCATCGAAATTCCGAGGCACGAAATACTGTAAGACGACGGACATCGGACAATCCGACCCCGCACGGCGAAGGCCGCAGCGGGGTTTTTTGCGTTTGGGGAACACATGCCTTCGGTTCCAGACAAAAAGGGCGTCGCTGAAGCTGATCCCAACAATCCAGAGGGTGAAGGTTCGCCGGGTGCCGCCGACCCTGTTGAAATCGAAGGGCTGAAGGCCGCGCTAAAAGCCGAGCGCGAGAAACGGCAGGGCCTCGCAACGCAGCTCGCGCGCGTTGAAGGAACTGTTGAAGGTTTGAAAAGCGGCCAACAGCCCAAACCCGACGCGCCCGCGCGCGTCTACACGCGCGCCGAGCTGCGCGCGATGGTGACGGCCGGGCAAATCACCGAAGATCAAATGGATTCCCAGCTCGAAATGCAGCTTGAGGCAAAGCTTGCGGCCCGCGTCGATTCCACGACCAGCGCCGCCGCCGTCCAAGCGCAGGCCGCCGCCACGGTCGAAACGCAAATGGCGGCGTACATCGACGCGCATCCCGACCTTCTGGACACCGAAAGCGATCTTCGCGCCAAGGTGCAGGAAGAATTCGATTACCTCGTGGGCGTTTGCAAAGACGATCCCAAGGACAAACGCACCGAACTGAAAGCTATCCGCTCTGCGGTTGGCGCGCTCGCGCCCAAGGGGCGGAAGAAAGAGCCCGAACCCAGCGAAGAAACGGGCGGTTCCGATGGCGCGCCCGCCAAGGGCGGGGCTGATGACGGATGGGCCAAGGGGCTTACGGCCGCGCAAAAGGCGCATTACCAAAAGAAGATCAATCAGAACATTTACAAGGGAACGAGCGACAAGAATCTGCTCGCCGAAGTCGCCATCGCGCGACGGCAGCGCGAACAGAAAGCCGTCCACTGATGCCCGCGCTGCATCTTAAGCCCTGGACCGAGGAACGCCTCACGGAAGCATCCGAGCATACCGGGCGCAAGTCCGGTCAATCGGCCGGTGCCTATGTGCTCGATCTCGCCGCGCTGCAAAAGGCGATTCTGCTTTGCGATGGCTGCGTCCCGAAATTCGACGCGCGGCGCTTGCGATGGCTGCAAAGTGACCGACCGCAACCGACGCCTATTCGTCCATTACCGCAACGTGCCGCGATGATAGGAGCGACCCGATGAAGTTTGCCTATGATCTTGGCGGCGCAGCGCCGCATATGAAGCGCTTCCAGATCAACGCTTCGTTGCTCACGCCGGGCGTGCCGGTGCTTAAGGGCGGTGCCAACACCACCGGCATTGTCGCTTGCACGACGGTTGCAGCGGTCGGCGTGGTCGGCGTCACGGTTGACGCGGCGGCGCTTGTCACCGCGCAGCAGGTGGACAATTCCGATCCAGAGCGCACGGTCGGCGTCATCATCAATCCATCCGGGGTTTACCGCGCCAAGCTTTCGGGCGGCGCGGCCGAAAATACCGCGCTGACGCGCACGCCGGTTTCGACGCTTTCGGCCGATGGTCTCACGATCACCACGGCGACCGATTGGTCATCGCCGCAATCCGATGAAGGCGTGGTTTACGGCTATGACGGCGCAAACGCTGGCAAGGGCCGCAAGATCATTTCGACATCGATCACGGCGGCCGTGGTTGGCGTCGCCTTCCCCTACGATACGGTCGTGGGAAATAATTTCCTGCGCATCCCATTTTGCGCCGCGCCTTACGGCTACGAGTCGCATTTTGTCCAGCTCACGACGCTGTTGACGCAGATCGATGCGAGCGTGGCGGTGAACACCACGAACGTCAATTTCCGCGTGGTCGAATTGGAACTGCGCGATTTCGGCGGCGATGGCGCGACCAAAAGCAACGCACTGATTATCGCGAACGGCTCGGTTTGGTCTGCCGGTCTCGTGGTCTAGGAGGAAGCGATGCCAGTTCCCAGCACATCCGGCAATTTCGGCGATCTCTTAGACCCGCGCTTTCAGCGGATTTGGGAAGAACAGGTTAGCCGCGAGCAAGACACCGATATGATTCCGACGCTGTACGGTTCGCCCGGCGACAATGGGCGGCCTGATATGCGTTGGTCCAGCGTCGGGGCCTTCGGCGATTTCGCGCCTTTCACCGGCAACGTGACCTATGACGACATGGCGCAAGGCTATGACGTTATTCAAACGCACATTGAATTCGCGTCAGGCTTTCAAGTCGAGCGCAAGCTGTACGATGACGATCAATACAACATCATGGACAAGCGCCCGGCCGGTCTAGCGACCGCAGCGATGCGGACCCGCCAGAAGCACGCGGCGCGAATCTTCAACAATATGGCATCGGTCGATACGCTGTTTTCGGTCAATTCCGAAGGCGTCCCGCTGTGCTCGACCGGGCACCTTACCAACGCTGACGGCGTGGACACGTCCACCGGTTTCAACAATCTCTCGACCACGGCGCTATCGGCGACCTCGCTTGCGGCGGCCCGAATTAAATTCCGCAATTTCCGCGATGATCGCGGCAACCGCTACAATTCGATCCCCGACGAAATCATCATTCCGCCCGATCTCTACGACGTGGCTTTTGAAATCATAAAGTCGGCGGGCAAGCCGGACACGCCGAACAATAATCGCAACGTCCATGAAGGCGTCTATACGGTCATCGAATGGAACTATCTCACCGATACGAACAATTGGTTCTTGGACGATTCCACGCAGCGCAAACAGCATTTGCATTGGGTTGATCGCGTAGCGCTGGAATTCGCCTACGCCGAAGACCTCGACACCATCATCGCAAAATGGCGGGCGTACATGCGCTATTCCCCGAGCTGGGACGATTGGCGCTGGATTCTCGGCAGCAACGTGTGAGCGCAGCCATGCCAAACGGATACTTCAATAATCAGGTGCGGCAAGGGCTCAAGGGCGGCAAGGGCGCGAGCATCGGCAAAAAGGGCGGTGCGTCATCCCCCACGCTGAATTTGAAACCGGGCTTCAGCACGAGCGCGCCGGGCAAAAAACAGAAAGACAGATCGGCGGGCGTCAAGCGCGCCAAGATTTACCCAGATAGCGACGGGCTCTAATGGAACTGCATGTAACCGGCGACACGACCAATTTGCTGAAGCCGACCCAAGTCGCCGAAGCCAAGGAAGAATTGGCAGGCATCGAAGCGACCTTGAACGCGCCGCCGCACATCCGCTCGCGGATCAGCGACCCGCGCCAGATGCAGAAGCGCCGCCAAGCTTTGCGTGGCGAGCTGGAACAGTACACGCCGCGCGCCTACAGCAAGTCCGAGCTGGACGCCGCTATTAAGGAATTCAATGGGCTCGCCGACTTCATTCGTGAGGGAATGCCGTCTTCGGTCACGATGCGGCGCAATCCGCCCGGTGCGGTCGGCTCGCAAATCTCTTGGGAAAAGCGCACCGAAAAAGCGGTGCTGCGCTACAAGCACATTGCCCTTCGGTTGCTCGCGACCGGCGCGGTGCCGGACAATCTCAAGCACGGGAACGATATCGGCAGCGTCGAGCGCCTTCGGCCGCTGGAAGATTCCACCGATCCGTCGATGGAAGGCGCGCAAATCCCGAAGACCACGGATTACCATTTCGGTGCCGACGTCGCGAATTCCGTCCTGTTCAATGACGCGGAAATCGCGGCGGCGAACGAGCTGGACCCGGAAATAGCTGGCGCGCTCGCGATCATGGATTCAGATCAGCGCGCCATCCTGAAAAAGCACATTCAAGAGCTTCTTAACCAGCCCGGTGCGGAACCGACGAACGCCGAACGCATGGCCTCGTGGAACAACATCACGCGCGCGGCCTCAAAGGCAGGCATCAAAACCTTCGGCCGCAAGCGCGAGGAAGTGCTTGCCGATCTAACCGCCGCTGGAATTTCGGTTTGAGGGGAATGAGCGATGCTCTTTGCCGAGAATTTCGAAAGCGGGACGAAGGGCGGGTTTGATTCCGAAACCGACACCCAGAGCCAACTTGACATAGTGCATTATCGCACGCTTGCGGCCTATCCTTGGCCGGGCTGCGTGCCGTATTCGGGCGCTTACTGTATGCGCTTCGTTTTGTCGGGCGGCACCGCCGACGCCACATACAGCGAAGGCTCTATCGACATCGGCAACGCCGTCACCGGCTATTGCCAATTCGACGTGTATTTTTCGCCAAGCTTCACGGCAACGGCGGACGACATTTTTTCGCTGTTCGAATTGCAGGGCGCGGCGGCGGCGATCACCGGCTCAATCGGTGCGCGGATCACGGCGGCGACGGGCGCGATACAGCTCGGTATCGGTTCGGCTGCATCGGCTGCGGACCCGGCGAGCTTTGCCGCTGCGCCGATCCAGCGCGGCGTTTGGTACACGGTCGAATTGAAATATGTCTGCCAAACGGGCGGCACCGGCACGGCCGATCTTTACATCACGCGCGACGGCGACCCGATCCAGCAAACGCCGCAAGTCTCTATTTCTTCGGCAACCAACATCGCCGTCACCGATGGCATCGTTGGCCTGCAAAATCACCTTGCGACCACGACCGGGGTCATCCTGCTCGATAATGTCTTTTTCGATTCCGCGCGCGTCTCACCGCAGCCGCGTTACGACATCGATCCGGTTTTCACGCAATCCGGCCACGCCTTCCTTGGCCCCGGCTATATCGCAGGCGCGGCCATTCTCGACGGCACCACGCCGACGATGAAATTGTGGGACACCGATAGCGGCCAGAACTCCCCGGCCAATACCTATGTGGTCTCGCTGGCGACTGGCGCGACGAACCAATCATCGATTGGCGGCCCGCTATTCTTCCAAAAGGGTTGCTATGTCGAATTGGGCGGCACGTCGCCGATTGGGCAAGTGATTTTCATTCGTTCCGACGCGGCGCGCGGCGTATTCGGCCCCCTCTATCACGACGATGCGAACCTCAGAAATTGGGCGCGGTCGTGAGAACATGTGGCTAAAACACCTTCTTCTCATCCCGCCGCAGCGCACCGCGCCAGCCGTTACCGGGCACATTACCGACATCATAAGCGCGCCGGTCCAGCCGGTCATCGCGGCGGCAATTGCCGATGGCGCAACCGTCCTAACGATGCAGGCGGCCGATACGGTCGGGGCGGTCACTTTCACCGATCTCGACAATGCGCGGTTTCGGATTTCCGGCCAATTGCTTGTCCGCAATGTCGCTGGCGGCGCACTCACCCCGGCCGGGTTCCAGCTCGTAACAGTGAAGGCGGCGGACACGCGTGGTTCGGCCGGTGAATACACGGAACAATTCACCATCGATACTTACGACGTGCCGGGAACGATTTCGCTTGGCAACGCGGTAGGCGCGACCGGCCAAACCGGAACGATTGTTTCAAATGCGTCATCGGGCGCGCAGGTCGGCACGTTCATTACGCGGGGCGCGTCAGGCGGCGCGATTGCCTCGCCGCTGACCTATTTGCGCCTGACGAACACGAAGTTCACCAACAGCACCGATAGCAGCGGGTTGCCGTCCTTGGTCCGCACGGCGAGCGGCACGCTCACCGCAGGCGTCAATGAGACGACGCAATGGCGCGTCACCGATGGCAACGGGATCACGCACGATGAAACCTTCACCATCAGCGTCACGGACCCGCCAGCCGTAACCGTGCCGGATCGTTACGACGAACTGCCGATGCCGACGCGGGAAATTTATCTTGTGTGGAATTTGGCGGGCAACAGCCCGACGAACTACGGAACATCCGGCGTAGTTGTGAAAGACGGCGCGGCCGGTACTTGGAAAATGTATTCCGGCCAAGCCGATGCCACTAAAAATATCGCTTCCCTGCACCTTGGCACCGCTACGACGGAAGATGACGCGCGCCGCCAAGCGACCGCCGCAGGATTTCCGGCCGTCACCATCGGGCACGGTACGGTTGCGAACCCATATAATTATATTGGGCCTTGGGCGCATGAATCTGGCTCGATCAAGCAGGATGTCACCATCGTTGAATATGTTGGTTACAAAGGCACCGGCCTTATTCCAATGGGGAACGGTCCATCGGGCGTCAAGCTCTGGGACCCGCCCTATATGCAGCGCAAGCAAACCGGCCAAGCGGTCGATGATGAAGTCTTCGATCTGCAAAACGGCACGCACGGCCAAGGCAAATATCGCATTCACCAAGTACGCTATGGGCCAACGCGGGAAGAACAGGCCGCCGCGAAAATAACCGTGTTCAATAGAGTCGGCGCGCGAACGTCAGACGAGTGCATCCTTCCGGCGATGATCCGTCACGGCAACGGGTTGTCTCTTATTCAAACCGGAAAACAGGTCTGCATCACGCACTGTGAATGCAATAACAGTTTCGTAAACGGGCTGCACTCGACCAAAAAATTGCGGGCGCAGCGCCATACCGGCATTCTTCAAATTTTCGATAGCAAATTCACCAATAATGGCGATGTGAACGGCGAGCACAATTTTTATATTGGCGATGAAAACCACGTCGTCATCGCATATTCGTTTTCCACTCTGCCGACCGGCCATAGCGTCAAATCCGACAATTCCATGAGCTTCGAAGTGTTCGAGAACTCGCTATCGGGCTATCGGCGCGATTACATCACATATGGCCGGACCAGCGGCGCTAATGGCATTAAGGTTTTCAAAGGCACCGCCGCAAGTACCAATTACTCGACAATCTTCGAAGCGCCGTTGCGGCAAATTCCAGTGGGCGGCGTGCTCGATATTTATTCTTGGGTTGACGATTCGGATGTGACCGCCGTTCCGCCCGCCC